AAATGGGCGAAATGACAGGTGTAAAGCTCCCATATATCGTTACAATTGACTCAAATACCAATAATATCCTTAGTATTTACCGTAATTACAAGCAAGAAGACCCATTACGTAAAAAAATAGAGTATTTTGTGCATTTTAAGTTCTTGCCAGGCTTAGGATTCTATGGTTTTGGCTTAACGCACATGATCGGAGGCCTTTCTAAGGCATCTACCAGTATTTTAAGGCAATTAATAGACGCTGGCACTCTTGCAAACTTACCTGCTGGGTTTAAAACACGTGGTATTAGGATTAGAGATGAAGATACACCAATACAACCAGGCGAATTTAGAGATGTAGATGCTCCAGGTGGCTCATTACGTGAATCTATCCAACCATTACCGTTTAAAGAGCCAAGTGGTACTTTATTGAACCTTTTAGGCATATTAGTCAACGCAGGACAAAGATTTGCATCAATTTCTGAAATAAATGTTGGTCAAGGCAATCCAAATGCTCCTGTAGGCACTACACTAGCCTTGTTAGAGAGATCTACGAAAGTTCTTTCAGCCATACATAAAAGGTTGCATAACTCACAAAAGAAAGAATTTAAGATACTTTCTAATGTTTTTAAAGAGTATTTGCCTGATGAATATCCATATAACGTAGCAAATGCTAATAACAGCATAAAATTAACAGATTTTGATGATAGAGTAGATATCTTCCCTATATCTAATCCTGATATATTTAGTCAGTCGCAACGTATAGCTATGGCACAAGAGATGATGCAGTTAGTGCAATCTAATCCAGAAGTACACGGCCCTGCAGGAATATACGAATCTTACAAAAGAATGTATGCAGCCATAGGGGTTGATAATATAGAACAAATATTGGTGCCACCTCCACAAACAGAGCCACAACCAATTGAAGCTGGCTTTGAAAACAACAAGTTATTGCTTGGTAATCCTGCCAAAGCGTTTCCAGAACAAAATCATGATGCACATATAGCAACGCACATGAGTTTACTTAACACACCACCTGTGCAAATGAACGCACAAGTACAAGCTTTGATACATTCACATATTATGGAACATTTGCAAATGAAAGCAGACATCTTAGCTCAACAACAAATGCCTCCCGAAGCATTACAACAGTTACAACAAATACAACAACAAGCACAACAGGTTAGTCCAGCAGAACAAGGTATGTTACAACAAGAAGCAAATAATATATTAGCTCAGTTCTCAGCTCCAATAATGTCAGAGTTAGTTGCTGACTATACTGCAAGAATACAATCGCCAGAAGATGAAGATCCACTTGTAGCAATAAGAAAACAAGAACTAGCACTCAAAGGTCAAGAGCTAGCAATTGAACAACAACAATTTGTAGCACAAGAAAGACGTAAAGAACAAGACGCTGCAAGAAGAGCTAGGATTGACAGAGAAAGAATTGCTACCTCAGAAGATATAGCAGAGATGCGTGATGATACTGCTAGAGCAAGACTTGATCAGCAACGTATGTTAAAAAACCTTGACTTAATGAATCGTAATTAATGCCAGCAAAAGTCAAAGGACACGGCGTATTTAAGATTGATAGCCAACGCAGAAAAAGCAAAAGAACTTCCATAGGTGATAGTAAAAACACTTATCCAAAAAGCAAACAAGCAAAAAAACAATATAAAAAATATGCAGGGCAAGGTAAATAAACTTGCAAAATAATTTTTTACTCTACATAATATGACCCATGTATAAAAGAACAGAAATAAATCAACAGAAAACTCCAAAAGTATTAACAAACAAAAATGGCTACAGCAACAAAGGCACAGGCCCTTTGAAAACTAACGCAGGCAGTTTTGACGGTAATACAAAACCAAACCCAGGAATGGGCAAAGGCAAATCCAGAGGTATGGGTATTGCTGAGTTTGGCGGTAAGTTTTCTGGAATTTATTAATGGATTCGATTTGGCTTGCTAAAAAATTTCTAAAAGAAATAGAAGCTAGAAGAGAAGACACAAAAGACGCTATGCTCGCTGGGTGTAACGACTTTGCACAATATGAATACTTGCGTGGGCGGTACAGTTCTCTCGCTGACGCAGAAAATATATTTAGAGAACTGCTAGGAAAAACAGAAGATGACATCAAAGATACAGGTACCTGAACATATAGCCAAGGAACTTGAGGCCGAACAAACACCCCCACAAGAAGAAGTAAAAACACCCTACGTTAAAGAGTCCGCTAGGGTATTAGATCCAACATTAATAGAAAAATCAGTTTTAGAGCGTATGCCACAGCCTACAGGCTGGCGGATACTTATCTTACCTTATGCAGGTAAGGGAGTAACAGATGGTGGCATACAGTTAGTTCAGTCTACAGTTGATCAACAAAGGTTATCTACCGTTGTTGGTTATGTGGTAAAAATGGGGCCAGATTGCTATCAAGATAGATCTAAGTTTGATGGTCCTTGGTGTGAAGAAAAACAATGGGTATTAATAGGCAGATATGCTGGTGCTCGCTTTAAACTTGGTGATGAGTCTGAATGTCGGATCATTAATGATGATGAAGTGATTGCTACTATACTTGATCCTACCGATATTCTTGCAGTATAAAGGAGAATAAATGTCTGAAGAAGCATTAAAACAAGAAGAAGTTATAGAAGACGGGGGCGAGGTTATTGACTTAGATGAGGCTGTAGAAACTACAGCGGAACCAGTTGCAGAAGCTCCAGAACCAGAAGTTTCACAAGAAACTGCTGAACCAGAAGTAGAGGCAGCAGAAAATAATGAAGAAGAATTAGTAGATTACTCTGATAAAGTTCAAAAAAGAATAAATACTTTAACGAGAAAACTAAGAGAAGCTGAAAGAGGACAAGACTCTGCATACGAATACGCTAAAAATTTAGCTGAAGAAAATGCCAGACTAAAAACTACAGCACAATCTTTACAACAAACTACATTTGATGAGTCGGCTACTAGGCTAGAGTCACAAAAGGCACAAGCTATGGCTTCTTTGCAAAAAGCTCATGAAGTTGCAGATTATGAAAAAGTTGCACAAGCTCAAGATGTATTAGCTAAAATAGCTGTGCAGGAGCAAAAAGTTCAAGAAGGTAAGCAAAGAATGGAGCAAATGCAAAACGTGCAGACTCCAGTAGCACCACAACCTGTTCAACAACAAACTGGATTCAATTCAAAAATGCAAGATTGGATTGATGACGGTAATGAATGGTTTTTGAATAATGCACTTATGCATCAATCAGGAACCCAAATTCACGAAGATTTAGTTACTGAGGGTTTTGTCGTTGAAAGTGACGCATATTTTAAAGAAGTAGATAAAAGAATTAGGACAAAACATCCAGAATACTTTAATACTGAAACAAAATCTAAACCGTCACAAAAGGTGGCTTCAGCTGGTAGAGTAAGCGGTAATGCTTCAAATAAGCAAGTTAGGCTCTCTCCTAGTGAAGTTCAAATGGCAAAAAAATTAAACGTACCTTTGAAAGAGTACGCAAAATATGTTAAAAGGTAACTAATATGACAGATAATACTGATTCAAAAAACAGAACATCACGTTCTGCCGACACTCGAGCTGAGAAAGTAGCTCGCAAACCTTGGAGCCCACCATCTAAGTTGGATGCTCCTGCAGCACCTGAAGGTTATACTAACAGGTGGATTAGAGCCGAAACCGTAGGCGTAGAAGATCGAGGTAACATTTCTGATAGATTGAGCGAGGGATTTGAACTCGTTAGATTTGAAGAACTAGATGAAGTCGATCAAAAAAAATACACCAGTATGGAAGATGGCCAACACGCAGGAGTTGTAAAACGAGGTGGTTTGCTATTGGCGAGGATTCCTAATGAAACACGTGAAGAGAGAAACTCCTATTTCGCTGAACGTGCTAGAACACAGCAAGACGCTGTGGACAACGATATGATGAGGGAATCAGATCCAAGCTCTCCGATTTTAAATCCAGAGAGAAAAAGCAAAGTAACTTTTGGCGGTGGTCAACGAAGTTGATCGCTTAACTTTAAAATAACAAATATAAGGTGACTTATTATGGCTAACAAAAATGCCCCATTCGGAGCACGAGTAGTAGGTAAATTAGGTTCTGCTCCACAAGTAGGTGGAACAACAGAATACGCAATTGCCTCTGGTGCTTCTGGGAATATTTTTTCAGGCGATTTAGTAAAAATGACCAACGCAGGAACTATTTTAGTAGCTGCCGCTGGTGATGAGTCTATCGGAGTATTTAGAGGTTGTACTTTTACAAACTCTTCAGGTGACACTGTTTTCAGTTCACACTACCCTGATGGAACTGTATCGTCCGATATCAAAGCATTCGTAATAGATGACCCTGATGCTGTATTTGAAATTCAAAGTGCAGGTTCTCCAGCTCAAACTGATGTCGGTTTGAACGCAGATATTTCTTACACTGCTGGTTCTGTGAAAACAGGAATGTCAGCGATGGAACTATCTGGAACAACAGCAGCTACAACTGCTACGTTTAGAATTATGGGCTTTTCGAGTGACCCAGATAACAGTACAACAGGTTCAGCTAACGTGAATGTGATTGTTAAATTTAATGAGCATTTCTATGTCGATCCAACAGGAGTATAAATAATGGCAATAAATAGAGCACAATTAGCGAAAGAGCTCGAGCCAGGTCTTAATGCCTTGTTCGGTATGGAATATGCTAGATACGAATCTCAACATTTAGAAATCTATGAAACTGAGACTTCTGACAGAGCGTTTGAAGAAGAAACACTTATCGTAGGGTTTGGTAATGCAGAGGTAAAAGCTGAAGGTAGCGGTGTCAGATTTGATACAGCTAACGAAGGTTATACATCTCGTTACACTCACGAAACAGTGGCTCTTGCTTTCGCTTTAACAGAAGAAGCAATTGAAGATAATCTTTATGATAGACTCGGAGCAAGATATACCAAAGCACTAGCAAGATCTATGGCTAACACTAAGCAAATCAAAGCTGCTTCAGTATTAAACAATGCGTTTAGTACAGTCGGTGGAGATGGCAAAGTTCTAATAGCAACTGATCACCCACTAGGCGGAGGAGGCACTCTTGCTAACAGGGCTACCACTATGGCGGACTTAAATGAGACTTCACTTGAAGATGCATTAATTAATATCTCTACATTTACGGATGATAAAGGTCTTAATATTGCATTAAAAGGTATGAAGCTTATTGTTCCACCACAATTAGTGTTTGTTGCTGACAGATTACTGCAAACTCCAGGTAGAGTTGGCACATCTGACAACGACATTAACGCTATCAACAATACTGGTATGATACCTGAGGGTTATGTTGTAAATAACTATCTAACAGATACAGATGCTTTCTTCTTGAAAACAGACTGTCCTGATGGATTTAAGTATTTTGAAAGATCCCCTATGCAAACTTCATTAGAAGGTGATTTCGATACTGGCAACATGAGATATAAAGCAAGAGAAAGATATTCTTTCGGTTATTCTAACTTCAGAGCCGTATTCGGTTCTCAAGGAGCTTAAGGAACGATTTATTGTAGCGTTTCTCACTCAACTACAATTCTTAAGGGAGCTTCGGCTCCCTTTTTTATGTTGATTACTTTGTGTTGTAGGTGTAAACTCAAGGTAGTTTAAAATTAATTAGCTTAATGAGGATCGATTTCGATTTCCATTAATACAAGTAAAGGAGTTCATAATGGCTAATCCACATTTTCAAAACTTAATTCTATGGGCAGGTAATACTGTTGCATCTAAGCATAAAAAAGATATGCCTATGTTTGTACCGTATCCATCTGACCAAACATATTACATGTATCATAATGATTTCATGACGTATAACTCAGGAGACTGGACAGTAACTACTACAGAAGCTGGTACAGGATCTGCATCTGAAGCTATTACTTCAGGAGCTGGCGGTCAATTACTACTTACAAACGCTGCAGGCGACAACGATTTAGACTTTTTACAATTGAAAGGCGAGAGTTTTGTATTAAGTACGAGCAAAAGAGCATACTTTTCTGCAAGGTTTAAAGTAAGTGATGTAGATCAATCAGACTTTGTAATAGGTTTAGGTATTACAGATACAACACCACTTGATACAACAGATGGCGTATTCTTTATTTCAGCAGACGGTGATGCTGGGTTGGATTTTTTGGTTGAAAAAGACAACACAAACACTTCTACAGAAGATGTAGCTACTATGGCAGATGACACATTCATTACTGTTTCATTCTTTATTGATCCTGATAGAACATCACAAGTATATTATTCAATAAACAACGCTGAACCAGTAGGTGTTACAAATGCTAACTTACCTGATGATGAAGAACTAACTGTTTCATTTGGTATTCAAAATGGTGAAGCAGCTGCAAAAACTATGACTATTGATTACGTTGTAGCAGCAGTTGAAAGATAGGAGTAAATAATGGCAGATACAGTAACTTCGCAAACTATACAGGATACTGATAGAGTTGCGATATTAAAGTTTACTAATGAGTCTGACGGTACTGGAGAATCTTCAGTAAAAAAAGTTGATGTTTCTGCATTAGAGGCAAATAGTGCTGGAGAGGCTTGCACTGGCGTTTCTATAGCTCGTATTTACTGGGCGACTAGAGGTATGGGTGTTGATATTGAGTTTGACGCTACTACTAATGTTTTAGCTATTCCATTGCCAGCTGATAGCACAGGTGATGAATACTATGATGATAGATTTAGCGGTATTCCAAACAACGCAGGTTCAGGTGTAACTGGAGATATTGACTTTACAACAGTCGGCCACTCAAGCGGTGATGCTTATTCTATTATTCTTGTTTTAAATAAGAATTATTAATGAATGGCAGAGTACAGAGGCAAAACCGTAACTCTTAACAGACCAAGG